AGCTTTTTGCATTTCTTTCGCCGCATCTTTATAGCCGCGTTCAGGATGCATCATGCTGTCGAACATCTCGCCAACGCCTGAAGCTGCGCCGCCAATCCCTGATGTTATCGCATCTAAAAAACTCATAACGTTAGCCTCCGATGGCCGTTAATCGTTTATCAAGCAGGTCAAACTGCTCGCCAACCTGAGCAAATCCCTCGTTCAAGTCTTCTACTAATCCATTTAAAGCGTCTTTCAAGGATTGAATCGGTGCAGCATCTAAATTGGTTAGTTGCATATTCAATGCCACCACCGCCCCTTCGATTTTCTGCAAATCAAAGTTGATCGTATCAACGATATTGGAGAACCATTGATCTAAGTATTGTAGCTCAATTTCACTAATATTAGGCAGCTCCACCGCTTGCTCTCCTTATAGAATGAACGCCACCCAAAATGACAATCGGCGACGGACTAACACAGATTAATTTGTAGCAACGGTTGCGCGACGTACCCAATTCATACCAACGCATACGCCAAGAATAAAAACCCAATTGACTAAATTCTCTAACATCGGCTGGATAGAAGCTCACACCGCCATCATCCGACCAGTAAAGTTCAATGTGAGGCTTATAAATTTGATTATAAGTAGGTTCATCAATGACCGGAAGATTACCTTCTTCGGTAATCATGTAGACCGGATTTCCATTGATATCTACTTCGGAAATGATGAATGCTACACCGCCATCCGCGCCCGGTTCTTCATCAATAATAAATTGGGCATTTTGAAAGGGTGTGCCAGAAAATATCGCAAAGTTTTCACCCCATACAAAATCTATCTGTACCCAATCGGTAATAAATTCCGCATAATCTTTCATTGCAATAATTGGCGTAACACGCTCATAGCGGAATGGTTCGCGAATATAAGCATTAAAACTTTGCGGGTCTTCTGCATCAGGATTGGTGATTTCATTATCATAAAACTGACCAGACATTTCATAAACCGTTGAATCGCCGCGCACGGTCACTAAGTGAGCATTATTGAAATAAGTATGTTTTTGGATGCGGCAACGTTCCCCGTTCTTTTCGATTACCCGCTGCCAGGTGTCGGTATCAAAATTATATTCAATACTGTTAGCGGTCGTTTGAATATCCAAAATGCCATTATTCAAGAATGCACCGGCTGAAAGTCGATAAAAAATGGTATTTTCCCATTGATATAAAAACCCATCCGCTTGGCCATTCAAGAAGGGGCTAATATCGCCAATGATTCCTTGCCGAACCCCGCGCTGAAATAAAATATCAATCGCTTTTGTGCTAAATGCTTTAGGTGATTGGCCACCACTAGCAAGACATTGAATCGATCCATCAGAGTTTTTGCCTAGCAAAGCTAAAAAGCCAAAACCAATCGCCAATGTTTTAGGATCGGCGATACCGTAATCCCAGTCACTACTTGTGCTTTTTTTCCAAGGAAACGTAGTTTGCGCGCCGCCTACTGCGGTAAATACAGAAGGAATGTTTGACCAAATACCTGTAGTGAAATCACAAAAAATATAAAGCGTATTGTGCAGCACGCCCATCTGCCGAATAATGCCTGCTTCCTGTGCAAATAAAGCATTTCCAGAGACAGTAAAGGTAGTCGTAGGATCAAATGCAGCACCGCCAAGATTAATTTCAGAAAGTCTAAATTCTGAACTTTCATCTTGCGAAACGGCTATACGATTGCCGAAAGTTGCAATAAATTTTGGCTTGGTAGGGGCATTCGCATCGGTAATAACATCAAATGTTCCCGATGTTTCATTGTAGACATAAATTTTTTGACCATCAACAAAGACGGCATAGGTAACGTCAGGCGTAACAATGTAATCAAAAAAAACATCGCTCGACAAAGTAACGACTTTTCCTTGGCTAATTTCAAGTTGATTAAAAAATTGATCGATTCTAAAAATAGAATTGGCAACCACAATATAGGCAAAATCAATACTTGCGAAATCCCCACGGGGCTCCTTAGCGAAGATTAGTTTGTTCTGGCCTAATGCTGAAATATGCCGACGCCCAACAGTGGGATACATGGCCATTTTCTTTTTGCCAAGATCGCTTTTAACCAGATACCAATTTGCACAATCGGATGGATTAAATTGCTTAAATCGTTGTTGGTCATAGTAACCAATAATCGGGCATTCAACCGGTTCAATCCATTCAGCGGCCATAACTAAACCCCCGCTCTAACACGCCATGAGCCATTCAAATAAGACTCTTGCTCGGTTTCAATATTTAGATTTACACTGCTAACCGATTCCATATCTTTTTTGGCGGTCATATATTCTTGTTCAAGTTTTGGTGTCCATGCTTCAGATCGGCCTTTATAAAAGGCAAGTTCTTTTGCTAGGCCAAAGCGTAAATATCGAATGTAATAAGTGGGCACTAATGCCATCGTGTCATTTTCAGTTAATGGCGGAAGCTGAAATTTGCCATACATATGAACGTTATATTCTTGCGAAGCAGCAGGATAAAATTCAACTTGCGTGACATCGATTTGATTTTGAATGATGATAAATCGCGGTAATCCTAATTGCGGCTGATATTTATAGCTCGCATAAAAAGTATTACGATTTTCAATCATTAAAGGATAGGTAACACTGTCCAATTCCAGCCATGCGTTTTGTAAATTAGCTAAACGTCCGTCTGGCACATCAGGCGTAGGAATGAAATCAGGTGCCGCAAGCGTTACAAACTGTTGGCCAATAGGCAATGTAAAAAGTATTTCTTTGGCAACAGTAATCATCAGGCCAGTACCGCTATAAGCCGCAAGCAATTCATTTAAAAACTGCACACCTTTTTCCGTGTCATTGCCATGCAACGGCACAGTAGGGCTATTAGGACTGACAAGTTGATAAGAATCTCTTACAAATGCCTTAACTGATTGCGCCATTTTTAGGTTTCCTACCTTTAGGTTTTGCTTCATCCATCGATGCAAACCAATCGCCAGTTTCGAGTAAGTTCGTGTATTCTTCATACGACTTAGCTAATTTTTGTTCTTTATTTGTACCATAAACAAATGTTCTAAAATGATCTTTATTCACCCAACGACCTAAATAAAGCACCTGATTAACAAGGCCATTTTTAATTTGATTCATTGAAATTTTCTCCGATATGAAAAGGGGGCTTTCGCCCCCGAATTTTCATTTGTCTTTTACCTTTTACTTACGACATGACTCGAACTGCAAATTCAGGGTTAATCGCTACGCCGCCGATGACGTCAAGCCGATCTAGCTGGATATAATTTCTAATGTCCGCACCTAAGGAATAAGTCATTGCTAACTTATAAAGGTCGCTAAAGGTCGTTATAGCATCAACACCACCTTTCAATTCCTTGATGGGGGGAGCTGCAAACACAATGGCTTGGTTATGGAACGCGATAGAAACGTTATGATCATTAGCTAACAATATTTGCGCGCCATTAGGAATCGCCGCAGAAATATTTTGTCTAGCGCCGCTAATTACAATCGTTGGATTAACAGGAATATCAGCCGTTCCACCCACAGTTGAAATCACATCGGCCGTTACAACGAATTGTGCGGTCTGCACTAATGGTTGATAGGTCAATGGATTAACCATGAAAACGCCAGAGGCTTCGTCAATGGTAATGATATCGCCTTTGCGGAACACGAGAGAGGACGCAACAACCCCGGTCACGCTGATGAGATTGCCACCGGTTATCGGGCCATTTGTGACCGTTCCACCTAGCTTGTAGCCAGTTGGTGGTGTTCCACCTGCTTCGCCAAGACCAGATATTTGTCGGTTTAAGAAGTTAGTTTTGAAGAAATCAAAACCAGACAAGTGACCGATAAAGCCATCTAAGAGTGCGCCACGGTTAACAGTCATGTTAAACACGGTACTTAAGTCATTAGATAGGCCTGCTGAAACGCGAGGACTATTCGCAAAATAACGATTTCCGTCTTCTGGAATGCCAAGCTCAGTCATGTAAGCGTCGGTTAAAAGGACAGTATTAAAATCAACTGGAACACCTGGTGTACCAATCGCTTGATAAGTTTGTAATTGAAAATTTTCCGAAGCGATAAACTTCTCAACATCATTTGCGAGCGTTTTAGCGCGCGGATTTAACATCATATCTAAATAGGGCTGATCACGGGCGCGATCAAAGGTTAATTCCATACCGTTAAATTCAACCATGGTATGAAACTGTGTATCAATGGTTAATGGTCTGATGACCTGAACGCGTGCTTCTGACACGGCTGTAGCACCACGTCCACCTAAATATCGTTCTTCTAAACGATAGTTAATGGTTTGGCCGGTCGCATATTTTAACCCTTTGAAGTCACCTTCAAGGTTACGGTTTGCGACTTTTGCGAAATTTAAGTAATTAACAAATCGAACGAAAACTTCATCTAGCACATATTGGCTAGTGGAGAATATGTTAGGCATAATAATTCTTCCCTGATACAATATAAAAAATTACGTCATCATTGACGTTCCATTTCATCATTGTTCAGGCGGAGAACAGTTACACGCCATTTTCGGCAAAAGCGGGGTTGCCTAAAATTACACACTTGAATTTATTATGAACAAATTATAAAAATATTACAAGAGTCTTACAAAATGAAGAACGATATTTGCTCAATTGAAAATTGCGAAAAGAAAGTAAAGTCAGGAAAAATATGCGAAATCCATAACTGGAGATTTAGAAAATATAAATCTTATGATTTACCAGTCCGATCTCAAATATGCAAAATTGTAGATTGCGAAAAATCAAAAGACAAGGCTCAAAGTTCAGCTTATTGTGCTATGCACCGTGTTAGACGCTCACGTCATAAATCAATAAATCTACCTGAAAAAAAGATTCTTCCAAATGGAATTCTTAAAATTTGCATTCATCACGGACGGTTAACTAAAGAAGATTGTTATATAGTTCCAAATACAACTTGGTTAAACTGTAAGATATGTAAAAAAGAAAAATCAGAAAAATTTAAACAAAAAAATCCTAATAGAATAATAACAAAAAATTATTTCCATTTTGGAAAAAAAACACCTAAATTCAGAATATTAATTGCTGAATATAATGAATTACACAAAAAACAAAATGGATTATGCAAAATATGCAATAAACCTGAAACTATGAAATCCGCTAATGCAAAATCAATAAAACGTTTAGCTATTGATCATTGCCATAAATCAGAAAAAATACGTGGCCTTTTATGTCATTATTGTAATGTTTCATTAGGTGGATTTAAAGACTCAATTGAAATCTTAGAATCAGCTATAGAATATTTAAAATTACACTCTTAATTATAAATGCGCTAAATTAATCTTAAAAAGCAAATAGTGCTTATATATTTAAAATTATCCTAATAGAATTATTCTTTTTAAGAAAATACGAACAATCTTTTATATCAAATTCAGGAATTTGATTGAATGAAAAATTTATATTTATTTGATATGTATTTTTTATATGAGGGTATCGCCGTATGCGATACCCTGTATCTGATTTAATTAGCATAAAATAATTCGGATTAAAATTAGATTGCAATATAATTAAATTATCATTACATCTACACTTAAGATGCATTAATACTTTCCTATTAAATAATACCGTTAACAAACTTTTATCAACATCGATAATATTTTGCATGGCAATCATAATAATCGTTTTAAATCCTTTTTTTCCAATAAAACCCCACTTCCTTCCCCATAAAAAGAAATAACCGGTTGCTGATTAGTTAAAATGGCATATTGCATTTCAGATTTAAGACCAGAAATAACCGTTTCACTTAATTTTGCGATACAAGCTGCTTGAGATATATCGATTTTACCACTTTCAAGATCATCAAACGCCTGTAAAACCGCTTCTCTCAATTGCGTCATGGTTTGAATTTTTGCCATTACATTTTTCCTTAGATTTTAATTTTATTTGTTTCCTTTTTTCAGGATTTTTTTCTCTATACTCGGCATGTTTTTTTAATACATAATCCTTTCGCTTAATATAATAATTGCGATGAAGCTCACTCATACACTGTCTGCATTTATATTTTTGATGGCTAGTCCAGCTACTTTTTCCACTTTTTATCACATCAAGTAAAAAAAGATCCCCATGTTTCTTACATTGTAATAATGGAATTTTTAGTTTTTTAATTTTATCTTTATATTGACCTTTTCTTTTTATTATCAGTAAATCAAGCTTCATTGAAGCACGTTTCAATCTTAAAACATCTTTAGGGATACTTTCTTTATATAAATATTTTTGATGACCTCTAAGCTTTAAACCTTTGCAAAGTTCATTTTTAACAATGCATTCCCATAAATCTTCTGTCATACTTTTATTTATTTTTGCTTTTCTTTTCTCATTTTTAACACGGTGACGCTGATAAGCTTCATCTTCTTGTTTTTTATTATGTAGATATATTCTTTCCTGTCTATATAAGGCTTTATCAAGATGATCTTTGCATTTTTTACATTCCCAAACATCTACATGTTTAGATTTTCGAATATCAGTATGCCAAAAACAATACTCGCTAATATCTCGATTATCCTCATGATAACCACATTTTTGTTTTTTTATTCTATTCATAATCTTTTATAAATTTATCACAAAGTATTTCAACTTGGTTAACTTTCTCTTCAGGTGATATATGGTTAATGTTATTTGTCACATTAATACTAATCTCTTTAAATGTAATTATAGATTTTTATATTATCGATAAGGAGTGTTATGGATAGTTGTTAGATTTAACCTTTTCATAAGATTTCAAAATTTCAATATACTGCTTATATGATTTAATGCTTTCTATAAATGTAACTATATAAAATATAAAACAGGTTATATTTATCCCTAAACACATACCTTGAAACCAACTATTAGGATCATGATAAATGTTCATTCCTATATAAATTATAATTATGGGATATATTAAACCTAAAATAAAAGTGATGTTAAGATTTCTTTTTCCTGATTTGATTATATCTTTTAAACTGTCAATTTCAATGTTGAAATATTCTTCATTTACTTTATCTCTCCAAAGTTCTTTAAAATCATTTATATTTTCATTCATTCTTTAGGCGACTCCGGTAATAGCATCCAATGCGACACATTGTTAAATGTATGCTGTCTTACTTCCTGCGAAACAAAATAATAAGGATTATTTTGTACATTAACCTGCTCATTGGCATAAGGTGTTTTACTTAATTCTTCATTCATTTTTACAGAATCTATAAATGTCGCCACTCCATAACCATTTACGCCTCTTTTAGTTTTTGCAAAAACTAAAATTATTTGCTGATGATTTGGAAGTTTATTTTTTATACTGATCCATTCACTCATTATTCATCTCTTATTAAATTATCAATCCGATACTAAATCCCAACAGAATATATTCTGTTCGCGTAAAACTTATATGATAATGACTTACAATTACGGTTGAGAAAATAACTATTCCTATTAATCTTAAAATAGTCTTTCCGCGATCAAAAAAGAAATCAAGAAATATTTGTTTCATTTTTTATTAACCTATTTTCAAGTAAATATATAAGCATTTTTGCGCAAGAATTCGCTGCATTATGATCCCATTTATTATCAGTTAAACATCTTCTCATCCATGCATCATGGCCTACAATTGCCGTTGAATCACAATGATAATTAGCAATATACATATCTTTTTTATCAAAAATACCCTTATCAATATCATATTGTTCTACATGAAAACTTTTCTCTATTTTTAATATAAATGAATTAAATGGTTCGTTTATATTTATTGTTATTCTGTTTGGTAATATTTCTAATAATTCAATTAAGGTAAAAGCTGCAATTCGCTCATCAATTGAAGGATGAGCAAATTCATTTAGATTAAAATTTCTAGGCCATACTCTTGGTTTTTCATTTTTTATAGGCTGATGACAAAATAAACTTTCTTGCTTAATACCCAATTCTTTCAATCGTTTTGCCAATTCAAGCGAACAAACTTGCTGCTCAAGATTCATATCTCACCTTTATTAAATCCCCTAAATCTTTTCGTTTTTCTTCTTCGCATTTAGCGCAAATATTGTTGTAATAAATAGACTGATGATTAAAGAAATATGCTAATACATTAATAACATTTTCAGTAAATTTGCAGAAATTACAGATTAGCATTTTGGTGGGTCTAATGGTTTATCAAAATAAATTATATTATCTACGGCATTATTCCACCAATTAAGCTGAGAGAAATTATAAGCAACATTTTCTTTAAGCATCACGTCTTCCATTTCCTTAATCACAGCCCGAATATAACCAAGTAAGGTTAAACATCTATAATTCATATCAATTATTCTTTGTATATCAATTTCACTCATCTTCTTTACATCCATCCTCAACAAATTGAACTGCTTTCTTATGGCCTTCTTCCGCTTCTTTATAAGTAGCATAGCGATTCATAGAAATACTCACGCCATTTTCATCAAAAATCATACTTTCAAATAATAAGGGTTCATTTTTTTGATTAAATCCGTTAATTAATCCAATAAAAACAGTAGATATACGTCTGTCATTTATTATTTCATCCCCAATATGTTTACTACTATGAGGCAATCTTTCCTCCCAATAATCATTCCATTCCTCTAATGTTGCGGGAACTACATTTTTATTTTCATCTAGCTTATAAAACAAATTCATTATTTACATTTCCTCAATTTTTTCATTAACCACATGCCTTTGCCATTCTTAACAAGTTCAAAAGGCGACCTATCGCCTAGTTCCGCATGTCTACTCATCCACCAAGAATTAACTTTGTCTTTATCATAAGAAAAAAGTTCAAGCGCTAAATCATATACTTTTTTATATGTAATATTCTTAGGATTAGATTTTGTTTCATGCCGAAATTTATTCATGCTTCCTGAAATTTTTCTCGCAAGTTTTACAGCGATAATGACCAAATCCAAATCTATATTGAACTTTCAGACTACCGCAATAAGGACATTTCATTAGGCAAATAATCCTACAATAAAAAGAAATAATACTCTTCCTAAACACATACCTGACAAAGCAGCCATTATTAATCTAACAGGAAAAATATCTTTATTAACGCCAGCAGCAATAAAAAATAAAGCTGTTATTATTAGATACTGCTCAAATTCATTCATCCTGTAACTTTCTCCCAGATAATTTCTAATCGTTGAGTTTGTTTTTCAGTTAATATGGAAGGATCTTTTTGTGAAATAGAATCTATAAATTCACATTCCCAAGTATTCATTTTTGATTTTCGAGCTAGGCAATCATTAATTAATAAAGGTATATCGTCATTATTTTCCATTAGTTTCTCACTGCATTGATTTTTTTACGCGATCATTTACTTGATCTTTTATAGTTTCAAAAAAAGCCTTTAGGATATCTTTTCGTTCCCCTTCAAGATTAAAAGCAGAAATATAATGCACAAGAATTTCACGCGTAAACATTACTAAAATACTCGTAGTTAGATCACCTAATGCTTGTGGGTTTTGCATTAGAAATTGACCGTTATGTTGTATATTTCCATAGAAGGATGAAAATAAATCTTCCATTATTTTTTGTTTTAATTTTTTACTTTCCTCATCCAAGAAATTACCTACTTCTCTTTTAAATTCAAATTCATTCATTAATTAACTCCATAGAATGCCTTTGCCATCACAAGACTTACAATATTCATGAAAATAGGTTTCCCCTGGTAATTCAAATAACTTTTTTTGTGATCCAAGACAAACAGGACATTTATACGGAGATAATTTATTTTTAAGTAAAATTTCAGCATGTGAATTTATTATTCTTTCTAATTCTTGAATTTTAACCTTATGAAGCATCCAACCTTCTTCATGCTCATCTACTCTTTTAGATAATTTTCTATTTTCGTCAATCTGTCTTAACTTAAATTCATGCAAAGATTCAATACGATTTAAACATTCAATTATTCTATTAGATAGAATTTCCCATACATTACTATTAAGATTTATTTCTGATTCAATTTTATCTTCTGGATGACAACCGCTCATTTCTTTTTACCTTTTTTGCTTTTAGCTTTAGCGCCTTTTACTAATGGCATATGAATTTCCTTTTCAAGTTGACAAATAGCATCATCTATTTGTTTAGCTAAACCTTCTGATAATATTTTGCAAAAATTATTAGTTATTTTATCAAAATCAGACTCAAACATTTTTATCTATATTCCCAGTATCTTGGATCACTAGCGATATAAGCCGGCGCACCATCGCCACGATTAGGATAGAAGCCAGGATGGGCAGTTTCAACACTCTTATCTACATAATCAGGTGCGCTGCCTTGCGGATCGGAGGCGTCCATCATTGCGGTTTTACTAGGCGCATCTTTCATGTTTAACCCCTTCCTTTGTCACTATGACGATTTAATACTTTATTCGCCTTTGCGTCAATTTTTTTCTCGCTCGCCACAGAAAGTTTACCCTTATCAACCATCTGCGTTGCACGGGCTTTTGCATTAGCTGCGTGCGACCGATCTGGCATAGGATATTTTCTTTCTTTAGGTTCGCCAAATTCAGATTTTGGGATTTTGTTTCGCTCTTCAGTATTTAATTTACCCATAAGTTAAAGCTCCATTACATCCTTGATAATAAGAATAATGACTATCGCCATAATGAAAATGCACCAACCCAAAGCGCAAGCACCAAAGATAACCAGACTTGCGCAAAATATGGTTTCGATCATTTCTTTTTCATCTTCCCGCAATCTTTTGGCATCATTTTCTTTTCAGGTTTTTCCATTTTCTTTTCAGGTTTTTTTTCATGTGCTTTTCTCATTAGCGATACTCCGTTAGTCGAGGTTCAGGTTTTCTGTCCATGTGTGTACGCGCACGTTCATCAATCGTCGAATCGTAACGCGATGATTTTTTCGCAGGTCTTTCAAGATCGCGGGCTTTGATTTTTGCAATCTGAGAATTATCTTTAACGATTTTCATCGCGACCAATCCTTCCATTAATATTTTTCACTTCATTAATTTGCGCAGGTCGAGACATTTCTGACAAATTATTTTCGTCCGGCAAAATGTCATTTGGATAAATTATCCGTGGCATATCTTTTTCCATTAACGATACTCCTCATTTAACGCTTATAAATAGCGCCATCCAAATGAATAGCAGGGTTTGGCTCCGTTGCATTCCAGTGGTTAACATCCTTCTGCAAATCTGCGCCACATAGAGCCACATCACGTATGCGCACATTTTGCTTTTGTCTCTCTAACCGAGGTTGACCATTATCGCCTGGTATTGGCATCGCAATACTCCTTTTTATTTACGTTTATAAACCATCTTATCTTTCGCATGACTTGCAATCAATTGATCAATACTACGTTCAGGCATTTTATCAGAAGCGTCGCCAGAAATTCGTTTAGCAGGTTTTGGCGCGCTCGTAATCATGCGTACTTTTTTCATTTTTTCTTCAAGCCGACCGATTGCAACTATTGGCGCAGTGGGATCTTGAATTTTCGCAATACGTTCAACTTCAGCAGACTGTTGTTTGCACGCCGCATATAAAAAAGCGGCGGGATCATCCATGCTGCGCGTCGCCATCATCATGCTATTGCTAATTGGTTTACCGCCCACAACAGAATGAAAATCACTGTATTTTCCCATGCCAGTTGTAAATTTATCTTCAAACTCAGCTTGGGTCGTTTCTTCTTGCTGCTTCCAGTGCTGTTGTTCTTTTTTCTGCGCAAGTTCATTTATTTTATTTTCAACAAATGCGCCTAATTGCGTCTCCCAAGATTCATCGCTTTCGGGGTCTGCTTTGAAGTCGGCAGCCACTTCTTGCACCTGTGCTTGCTGTTCGGTATTTCTTCCACGCGCAAGACGCTCGCGAATCATTCGCTGAACTTCTTCCTCAGTGTATGTTTTCCCTTTCGAAACTGGATTACCATAGTCATCAGTTTCTAAGGAGTCATCGCTTGCTTGTATTTCTTCTTTCTCTGCATGTTCTTCTGGGGCTTTTTCTGCTTCTTCTGCTTCTAAAGACTCAGTTGGCTTTACCTCTTCCGGCGTGGGCTCTTCATCTTTGGTTTTTTGTAGGTCTTGCTTTGGCACTTCTGGCATTGGCGGAGGCGTTACACCCATTCGCTTAGATTCTTCTTGAAATAAAAGTTCATCAGCACTTCTTATTTTTTCATCTGTCATACGGTTGTCATCCTTGATTGTTGTAAATGTTTAGGTTGATGTGTAAGCAGCTTAACAAGGTTATCCGCATGCGACATTTGCATGTCCGCGCTCATCCGTTGCATTTCCGCTTGATAACGCATTTCTTGTTCTTGCAATGCCGCCGCAGCTTCTAATCGTTCCGTTTCTAAACGCTGCATTTCGACCTGCATCGTTTGTCCCGTTTTAATGCCTTCCAATTGCAATGCATGCTCTTTAGCGTCAATTTCACGCATTTTGGCTTGCATTTGCATTTGCGCCGCTTCTTTTCGTTGCTCTAATTCTTGCATTTTCAATTGAATTTCAGGTGGTATTTCAGGCGGTTTCGGTGGTATTGGTTTGCCCGTTTTGCCCGCTTCAATAATTTCAGGCGGCACAATCGTACGCAGGCGATTACGCAGCTCAATATTGTTAGCCAAAGGAAGATTTTCGACATACAGATCAGCCACCAGTCGGAATAGACTAGGATCGGCTTGCAAAACCGTCTGAATCGACTCTAAATTCTCTTGTTTTTGCCCTTCAAAGGACGCGCCAGGCACTAATCGAATGGTTCAATCTGCGAACCATACGCATCGGTTTGCTTATTCAGTGTCACTTCCGACACCCCGCGATCCGGCATATTCAGCATGATACTGCGCTCAGAATCGTAAATTTTCGGGATCATTTCGTCGATTATCTGCCCGCCACAAGCAACTGTACGATTAAGACTATCAAAGGGAACATAAGTATTGTAATTACCACGGCGAGTACGAGCGTCAATAGCCTTTCCAGAAGTTTCATTGCCTTGTTCTCCTACTTGCGTGCCGTACATCCCTGTACACGATTCAATGTCGGACAAAGCACGTTGATATTGCGTAATGAGCGACTGCGATAGCTCCGGCGGACGCAGTTGCTCAGGTTTATTGCCATTTGGCGATTCATCGTAAACGAGGCCCCCTTGCGCAGTGGCGGGATCGCGCCAAATGATTTGCGTGTCAGGGGATTTCACATTTTCTTTACTGACCAAAAATTGATCATAGCGCGAGACGCGCATTAAATAAGCCGATTGCGTACCCAAATAATTAATGTAGCGCTGAGAATCTCGTGCATCTTTAATAAACGGTCGGCAAATTTGTTTGCCCGATTTGTCTATATAACTATTTTGATCCACAAAAATTACTGGCAACTGCTCGCTAGGAAAATCGGTTTCTTCAAGAATCCAGTCGCCTGCTATTTTGCGATGCACAATCGTGTATTTTGGCACCGTGCGTTTATTTTCAACGGTGACTAATTCGTCATTATCAAAGTAGAATTTTTGATCTTCTACCATGATCACTTCTAACTTTTTTAATTCTTTTGCATTAATTACACGACTATTCGATAGTTGGTAAATAATTTCATCTTTATAAACGCGCTCATAATCTGAGATAACGGTAATCTCGTTGTCAGTCGAAAATATCCAGCCCGTTGCTGAGCCTTCATCATAATTAGCCTCAGCCCCGATGCTTGCCTCAAGGTCTTTGCCATATTCGCCGGCAAACATTTTTCGTGACATTCGAGTGCGATAACCGGCACACATCCCATCGGTTTTACACGGCGATTGCGCACTCACATCCCAATAGCACCAAGTGGGGTCTTTAATATCGCGAATAACAATAATTTGATTAAACGAACGATTATTTTCATATTCCGTATCGATCATATACGCGCCAAAACCCCCAATGGACGCTTGCTGAAATGCATTTTGATAGACACGTTTAGCGGAAGAATTTAACGAAATATCTTTAACCAACGCTTCACGGGTTGCAGCCGTTTCAACGGGGACACCATCAGACGGAATAACTTGCAGATTCGGAGTATTTTGTCGTTGCTCGCCTAAAAGATGGTTGATCAAAGGGGCAAGTTTGTTAAAACTGAGCGGGATCTTTTTGTAGTCGATAAAAAGCTTGCTCTCATCTTCCGTCCACTGACTGCCCATAACAAAAGACGTAAACTCGTGATATTGGTCTTTATTAAAACGCCAATTATCATCCCATTTCTTAACGCGCTCACGTATCTTCTGGGTTAACTCGATATCCTTTCGTTCTGCCATAGTTCATACATTCCATGTATGTAAATAATTTAACCTATCTTAACATGCAAAAATGTTAATAACATTGTGCATAAACTCTGTATTGTATTGTGGATTAAATATTTATTAATTATTTTATACACTTTAATTTATTTTAATCCACAGTCTTATTATTCTTATATGCTTATGTATTATAATATTAATTTAGACTTATGCCCTGATTTTACCTTGTATAACAAAAGCAATAAAAGATTTAAATCTTATTATTATTCAATTATACTGCTTTCCATATCAACTCATCCTAGGGTGGCGTAGAAGCATTGTCTACTCACAATGGATACAAAAAGAGTACGGCGCCAACCAACGTGCAGTACGAACGACTGCAACTTCCTCCATCGTGTGAAAGCCGGCGTTGGCGCCATGAATTTATGTGACCGCTATGAAAGTTGTGGGGAGCTGAGACGGTTATGATCCACTAATCTTCAATGATAGATGAAGGAATAAAGCCAGTTCGATTCTGGCCGGTTACAAGAATTAAGAGAGATAGTTTAATAGTAAAAACAGTAGGGTGTCGCTCTGCATATGCGGGTTAGAGTCCCGCTCTCTCACTATTTATATTTTAACTTTAGGAAAAAAGATGAGTACATTATTTTTATTAAAAAGTGACCATGATAATGAGAAAATTGGCGACGTGATTGTAGCATTGGATAAAATAATATCTATTCGGGCTTTTACAGATACTAATGATGAATATTGCTTAAGCGTTGAAGTTTTAGAAAGCAGTTACAAGGCATGGTTCAAAGATAAAGTAAACTTTACAAAACAATTCAAAGAATTAATTTGTGCATTGGACGGCAATACCACTATTGCTGATGAAATGACGATTGAAAAAATACCTTCACAGGAAGATCGAGCTAAACGGATTCTTAATAAAATCCAAGAATCAATGAGTGTTGCTTAATAATATTTTGGCCGACGATCTTAAAAGACAACATCCGGTGTAGCGATACGGTGCGGGTGTAGCAAGAGAGATGAGTATGGTTATCTTGCGCAGATGTTCTAACGAGGCGACACTCACAGCGCGCCTACTTTTAAGATAATAGGCCACCAATTTATGGCAATTACAGAATGGACGTAACAATTAGCTTTAAACTAATTAAGTGCGGCTATCCCTGGATAATACTCATATAGCTTGCATTTTGTATTGCCGCCAATTTAAAGGTAATGAAATGAAAAAAACAATAACAGCTTTATTAGTTAGTTTATCAATATCCACTGTTGCGCAAGCTGATACTATAAATTTATCAGCGATTGCTAATGCACCGGTCACTTGTAAAGCAAACCATAAATGCGATCTTGCAGGTATTTTTGACGTAACAATAATTAATGATACTGATTTCAATCAGATTTATAATTATACTTATTATATATGCGGAGACGCAGGAAATAATGTAGATGCAAATAGAAATCAATGCGATTTGAAAGCAGGTAGAATTAATATAATCCCGCATACTAAATATCATGATAATTACGAATTTAAATATAAAAAAATATTTATAGATTCCGGTACGCATGTCGTAACAGCCGAAGTACAAGTTACGCATTCTAATCCTTACAGTCTCAATAAAATGCAAGGCACAACCACAGTAAGGATAAAAAGATAATGTTATTTTTTGATGCAATTTTTGTATGGTATTTCGCCGTTACGATAATAAAAATACTGGCAAATTGAGAAATAAATTTTATGACCGATAATGTAAATCATCCTGCGCATTATACTTCTAGCCCCGCTGAATGCTCAGGATGTGAAAAGACCATTGAATGTATAGACGTAACTCGACACATGAGCTTTAATATCGGCAATGCAGTTAAATATCTTTGGAGATATCAATTAAAAAATGGTAAAGAAGATTTGCAGAAAGCAATTTGGTATATTAACGATGAAATAAATAAATAAAAGAATACCAGCGGCAATTTCCTTACCGTTGAGACGCGTTTATGGGCGCGGGTATAAATCCATAAATAGTGAAGTTCCTAGAAGGTGAAAGCGGTAGATTAAAAATTTTCATAGGTCTGGCAAGATACGTGAATGAGCTTTAATTTATCGCTATAACCTCTTGCCATCTCGTATTTTCCTGTATATCCTCCTTCTAACTTTAAGTCAGAAACCTACAACCATGCTGTAACACAAAATAAAATAAGGAACACCCATGAGAATGATGGATAAAAACTTTTTAGAATTTGATGATAATTTCTTTGTAAATATAAATCACATTTCAACAATGGAATTACGAATTGATAATAAAAATTCATCGCATCGAATTACATTAACCGTCTCGGATTATACACATCATCATCGTTACGGCTCCGAACAAGAAGCAACATACGATTTTAAAGAAATGGTAAGAGTAATTAGGAACAGTAATGAATAAAGAAGATGCAGAACGTATATTTGAAATATCAAAGAAATTAACCAAAGAAATAGTTAACTCAATGCCTTCTCATCTTTCCTCTCTTGAAGGAATGGCACAAGCCATGATGATAGCAAACCAAGTTTGGAGCATGATTCTATATTCTCATTATAAAATTGTGATGGCGAATGCTAATTGGAAAGAATTAAAAACAGCCGCTTTAAAATTACTCTCTCAAGATGTTGATGATATTTACAAGGAATAATAATGACCCATCCCATTAACGAAAAAGAAGTAAAAGAGCTTAAACAATTAATTAAGAAAATAGCGACTGAAATTACAAATAGTATTCCTGACCATTATGATTGCATAGATGCAATGACCACATCTTTATTTATAGCCGGTACCGTTTTTTCTGCATTATTTGTAAGTAATTTTCAAAAAACAACACCTAATGCAGACTTCCAGAAATTAAAAAAAATATGCTTAGATAAAATATCTCAAGATATAGAAGAAATGTTTGAGCATTCAAAAAATAGAGAAAAAAATAATGATTAAATTCACTGATGAACAAAAGAATTTTATTTGCGAACAAATCGGCGAATGGTATCTAATGATGAAACCATTATTAGAAGGCCAGCATAATCTAGGTTTTATGAAAGAAAGATTAAAAATGATGATATGCGATTATCATCCGCTTACAAAGTTCGAAATAGACCTATTAACCTCAAGAAATCAAGCAAGGTCTTTGGCGGAACCCTTTAAATTTGAGGATGAATAATGAATGAATTTACCGGAAAATCTAAAGAAGAGTTAGAAGATTTAAAAATAAGTATACTTTCATATAAACAAGGTTGTATCGATTCTTATAAACTTTTGGAAGATCTTATAAAAGATTTGCCAGGTAGAGTTATAATTAAATTAAATCAAAAAATTACATTATGCCAAGAAGAAATAAATAAGATAAATCATGATTGAAAGCCGAGAAACATTAAAGGAAGGCGAGTGTCATCCCGGAGCGCATATTGCTTATAGATATATTAAACTAAATGCTTCACCAACATTGCTAGAATCATTGGCGAGTTGTGCATTATCTGGAAATAGATTAGCCGAAATTTGCTATGAAACATTAAGACGTATAAATAATAATGAAATTGTAAGTGATCGTTATTTAATGGGATTAGCTTGGTTTATTTATGATTTAAATAATAATAGGGGAAAACATGAAAGTGATAATTAAATTATATCCTTAAATAAACATCCCAGGTCTTGGCGGTGGCATCGTTGTTACTGCAAAATCTTTTGTTGTTTCGTAAAAGCCAGAATAAAAAGTCAATGCTAGCGCATCACTCGTATCAGGACTTGACATGCCACGCGCACGTAAATCATCTTTCGATTCTATTTGCAGTCGGCCAGACGAATCATATTTATAGCCAAGACTACAAAGATCGCCATGCAATTCATCCGTATCAGGAATTTGCACCGGCATTTCTTGCATGAGCCAATCTTTCATTTCAGCCCATAGTTCGGCTCTGAGATTACGAAACTTGTCCTTATAATTTGCCGATCTTGCGACATTAATGCCTTCGACGAAGTAATACCCAAGCTCACGTAAACGATCCACAACACCAGCGCCAACACCGATACAATCAATATAAACTCTGAATGGTTTTTCTTTTTCAATAACATTTTTTAAATATCCCGCAATTTCCATCGTATTCATATTGCGATAAGTTTCAAGATTGTAAGCTATGCGGCCACGTCTGCGAATGATTGCAGTTTTATCTGTATCGCCAAGTGCAACGTCCACGCCAATAACTAATTTACTATCACTATTCAGATTATCTAAGCGTGCGGTGCGTGCCTTCACCACAAATTTAGAATTAATAAACACATTTGCAATTGGATTTAAGAAAGCCTCCGTTGCGCTGCACGGATATTCTTGTTTGAATGCTTCGCGAGCTGCATCCTCATCTTTCGACTTTGATGTTTTAATACGTCGCCAAGCCATGTGCGCTAATGTCATTCCGTCATTTTTGTAAGTATCAAAAATAAATTGTTCTTCTTCATTCAAGCGTAAGTCTTTAATATTAGCGGTATATTCTGCCTGCCAATACCACGGCACAAATATCGCTATATAATCAGACTGACCCGATTCTGCAGCCTTCCACATATTGTAAAAATAATTACCAATGCCGTTTGCCGTACTCTCAAGGATTATTTCTGTTCCTGCTTCATCCGATACCGCATTGAGCGCGCCTTTTTCATGCGATTCAGCATTTGGCCAAAAGGCAACTTCTGAGCCGTGAAACAATTGAATGGTTTGTGAACGACCAGCGCCCTTATTTCCGGCGGTACCCACTGAGTAACTGGATTGATATTTTTTAAATGCGAGTTCTTTAGCTGAGGATCGATCCGCTTCACACGCAAGACCGCGAGGAAGACGTTCGTAATAGCGTTGAGTCATTTCAAAAAGGTTTTTTGTCGCTTCTGCTTCATGCGTTAAAATATACGCTTTCGTTCCCATGCGCGTAATGACACGCCAAAAATATCGGCCTTGAATAAGCGTAGACAATCCTTGTTGACGTCCTTTCAAAACGAGTGCGCGGACTTTACCAGTCTCGCGCAATTGTTTTTCAAACTTTTCATGGGCATAGAGTTGAGCGCGATTGAGTGTAAACGGAGTAAGTGAGCCATTCTTGGTTCGAATAGTCAAACATTCAGGCGCAAATCGAGTGAAGTCCTTGACAATTTCTATTAAATGTGATTCATCCATGTATTATAGCTTATCTCTGTTCTTACTGATAAAGTCATTATCGCTATTTTCTTCTGAGTCTTTCTTGTCACCGTATTTCTTTGGCAATACTTTAGATGTAAGCCATTTTATAGAGTCAATCTTCAATCTAGCTCGAGAAATTGCAGCCGTATTACACTGATGCCTGCCCTCATCATCAATATAAACATCGTGCGAATCATCATAAGCAATCGCCATAATATCATCGACCAAACCCTCAGCTTGGACGGCTCTAGCTTGCGCGTAATGCTGGCTAAAATATGTATGATCTAGTAACCATCTGTATATAGTTCGCTCATCTGGCCAAT